GTTGTATTGTTTAAATGATTTGACCTTGCCCGAATGCTTACAGTAAATGACCTCAAACATTACCGGAATGCCATTTGGCCTTAGTTGTCTTAACATATACATAATTGATATTGCCCGAATGCCCGAATGCATTAATGGAAATTTTTTTTAATTGAGTTAATTTTTGAGTCAAAAAAAACCCTTGGAAAATGTTTAAATAATCCAAGGGTTTTTAATTATGTTTAATATTTTGAGACTGGCGGAAATAAGTCTAATTGAACAAGTGCCATATCTGAATCTAATAAATTAAATTCCCAATGATTTAAAAAAGCTTTATCAATTAACTCGCTTAATTCACTGTTATAATTTGCAGTTTGTTTTTTACTCTCTTCTATATTTTTTTTATATAGAACGTCTCTAGTTGTAACCCATAATCGCACTTCATAAGTGCTTATAAAAGGTTTTTCTTTTATTTGTTTTGTGTATTTTTTATCAGTGTTTTTCTTAGTTGCCATTAGTTTTCTATTGGTTAGGTGTTTTAGCTTTTAATCAAGTCTTTATGATTTGCCAATACTATTCCACTTTCAATATCTGCAATCCTTTTAAGCATATCATTTTTATTAGGTGAATATATTAAATCATGTATAGAGTCTTTACCATCAAATCTATATTTTAAGTAATAGCCTTGCATTGCTTTTACAGTTATAAATTCAACCTCATAAAATTTCATGTGATGGTTAAGGCGCTTTAAAATAAGATCTAAATCATTGTCATTATTGTCATTATTTGTCATTTTATTTTGTTTTAGTTGGTTAATAAATTTCTTTAATGCGTAGCAATGGCGATCTTAACACCCTTAAAACGATCAGAACCGCAAGCATGGCCACTTGGAGTGCAAGAACCGCATAAACCAGGGCAGACAAATACACGTTCTTTTGCTGCATTGCGTACTGCTCTATTATATTCTTTTGATCTGTTACCAATTGGTGAATCAAATTCTTTTGGAATATCAACATTAATAAATTCGCCACGTACGCAAGTAAGCTTTTTTATACGTTCCTTTAAATGCTCGTCTTTACCATAAATCGAACCGGATGAAAGGTTTAATAAATAGTTTTCTGGAAAGGTCAAATTAAGTGAGTCATAAATTAAAAATTCCTTCCAGCTTTTAGAATAGCCATAAGCTTTTATCTCAGGACGTAAAAACAAAAGATTCATCCAATAAGTTAAATGATTTATATCTTTAAAGTCTCCGTCAACATATAAACGCAAGTTAAGAAAAGACTTCCCCTTTTTTAATTTAAGACCTTTAAATTCATTGGCTATTATATCCCGGCCCTTTTTTGAATTCATTAAGTAGAAATTTTGAAGCTGCCTAAAAAATGCTGCGGGATATCTCCAGGCCTTGAACGAATAACAAACATTTAAGCAATCTCCAGCGCCCGGACACGTTGCTCCTGGTATTGTTGAGAAACTAACAAAAGGAAGTTTACTATTGCCACCATTTGCAAATATAGAAAAAGGAATACTACTATCACTTTTATCTAATAATAGAGATTTAAATTTATTGGCATAAAATCCCCAGGTGCCTCTATTAGTACCGGATTTATTTTCTATATCTTCCAGGGCCTCAATAGCTGGCTCTATTCCGTTAGTTTCTATGGAGTTTACAAGCTCCACTAGTTCAAGAGCCATTGCACGATTAAACGTGTATTTCGTTTTGTTCATTTGTTTGGATGGTTAGGTTAATAACTGAATACAGATAACCAAGAAAAAAACCCCTGGTTACCTGATTTCAGTGATTAAAAAAGGGATATCCTAAAAATATTTTTCAGATATTCCAGCAACAACGCATAAAATACACGTTCCAACTAGGACTAATAAAAGGAATTCCATTTACTTATTTAAAGCGTACTTTAAGACGTTATCTTTAATGCTTTTAGTCTGCCTATTTATTGACTCACTAGAAAAATTAATTTTGTGAATTAATGATTTAATGTCTTCAATATTAAACTTTTTATCTTTTGTAGTTTCACAAAGTTTATTTGATAACCTTTCCAGGTTTTTAAAATCAGCTTCCAAACTGCGCAAGTCTTCAATAATATAATTTATCATGATTTTATATAAGTGTAATTAAAAGTTCTTCGGCTCCAAATACTTTATTTTCTCCGCAAGCTTCGCAAGTGTAATTTCTTGCATCCGGTTCGATACATTCCGCAATTTCATTGCAAGAAGTACAAAGTCCTAGATTACTATCGGATTCGACTAAATCGATAATTAGTTGTTTGTTCATTTATTTTAATGGTTAGGTTAACTAGATTTAAGGAATTGTTTTAATATTGGCTGTATTTCTCTTTTATCAATATAGCCTTTTTTAACAAGTGAGCAGATATAAGCATTAAAAGACAAGTGATGATCATCTCTTAAATATTGTTCAGGGCTGCAAAGATAGCCATTAATATAGATATCATCAATAATATCGTTCGTTACGTTATTAAACGTTATTAGTTCGTTTTTCATTAGTTCGTTTTTTATGAATAGCGTTTTACGTGCTTTTCTAGTTCTTCAATAGTAGTAAAAAAACCGGTAATGGTTAAAATATCAATATTGTCTATTGTATTTTGAATCTTTTGGAGCTTGTCAAATAGCGCTTCCCATTTGGCAGATTGTCTAATATTGTTCATTTTATTAAGTTGGTTGTTAATAGGTTAAATTAATTAAGAATTTTTTCGCAAGTTTTCTTGATACTCTTTTAATTCTTTTTCTGATTTGTGATCTTCTAAGGCTTCTTTAATAATATAATAAGCTGAATTAATGATATATAATAATAAAGTTAAAGGAACTATGAAAAGAACCATGAAGTCTATAATAGGCATTTGGTGTTTATTTGGTTAAGTTTAGATAGTTAGGTTAAATTAACTGCTCCTATTATTACACCGATAAAAACGAGCGCAAGTTATTTAGATACTTTTTTTCATTAATTTATGTTCATCTAATTATTGCTTTAGTTTATACCTGGAAAGCTGGTTTTTAACTATTGGAATATATAAGTGATCTATGCAGCGTATTAAAGACTCTTCAACTTGATCATTATCTAATAAATACGATAGGCCGGATACAGCCAGGCAAGCGTGTAAGGATTCATGTAGAAGTGTTTCAAGTGTCTCTTGGTTACTTAAGGATTCTCTAATAGTGATTAGTTTTTTATCTATGTCACATAATCCAAAATCATTTATTGGCTTGTATTGGATCTTAAAAGTGATACCGGCTATCTGAATTGTTTTAGGTTTATAATAGGATTCTTTAGCAGTCATTAAATTAAATTAGTTTAGTTGGTTGAGTAGTTACAAAGTGAATACGTTATGAAAGAAAAAACGAGCATAAATAGAAAGACATATAAAAAAAGAAAGCCAATAGATCCGGTAGATTATCAACTAACTCATTCACTCAATATCTAATATCTGTTGCAAGTGTTATTATAGCAGTCTCATTTATAAATCCGGACAATTTCACCGGACAATAAGGCCCCCTTTTGACTTTAGAATTTACCGGGATTTGATCGATTCAACCGGCTTTGGGGGAATTCCGAATGCGAGTGCGTATATATTACCCCTTCAGATTTTTGTATCAAAAGAAAGGGGTTAAGGAATAACTCATTAACTCACACTTAACATCAAGAGTTAACACTTATATAACATATATAACATAAAGCTAACACCTTTATACATATATACATATAGTACCTTAACATATGCTAACATATGCTAACATATGCTAACATATGCTAACATATGCTAACATTGAGTTATTGAGTTGTTATTAAATCCACTTATCCAATTATCCATATTTCATATATCTAATTATCTAAGTATAGAAAGAGTATTGACCTCCCCCGAAGGGATTGTTGTTGACCTCCCCTTTGGGGATTTATTGATCCCTTTCCCCATTCCTTCATATACGGTCGTAAATTCAACACCCCTATTTTCATAGGATTATGTGTTCATCGCTCCATTCCTTAATTCCTCTGGCGAGAGCTTGGCTTAAAACGTGTTCTTGGTCAGCAAAAGTAATCCAGTCGTGTTCATTGGTTCCGAAGAAGGGTTCAGCGATTACAGCAGGGCAATGGGTTCCTCTGAGGAATGTAGCCCCTCTGCTACCTGTGTCTCTTTTCTTTGCGCCTCTGTTGGCTGTTAAAGGGAAATACTTTTGGCATCCCCTCAACAGGTATTCAGCGAGGCTTAGACCGATCCTGGAGGTTTTCCAGTAGAGCATTTCGGTTCCTTCTGCCTTTGAGTTGCTGGAGGCGTTGAAGTGAAGTTCGATTGCAATGGAAGCCTTTTGATCCTTTAGGTACTTTATCAGCCAGTTCATAGCAGAAGTGTAGGAGCCATAGGTTCCCCCATACTGATCTACAACAAAGCTACTGATGCCATATTCTTGGAGGTCACTTTTCAAGTGTTCTGCAACTTTCTTATTGTATGTCCATTCGTTTGTACCTCCGCAGCTTACGGCACCAGTATCTCCTTTCCTTGAGTGGCCTACGCATATTGCAACGTTTAGGTCTTCTCTTGGAATGCTATTGGTGGGAAAAGGAATTGCTGTTGTTGGTTCCTCTTTTAGCTTTTCGAGTTCAGCTAGTGCTTCGATAGCGTTGCTGATGTGTTCTTGAGCCTTGAACAGGTCTTCCTTAATGTCTTTCATATTTCCTCTATAAATCGTTGTAAATTAAAAATGGTATAATGTGAGTGAGTTATTGTTTAAAGCCCACCTCGTCAATCCTAGAGCCAGTTAGGGCTATTCCTATGGTGCTGTTTATTACCAAAGTAACTGTCAGCCATCTTTTGTAGCTCCTGATCCAGTAAATCTTCCTTGCGATCCTTCATCTTCTTTTCGGCATCTTGGGCCATCTGTTCAGACCAATAAGCCACTGCCATCGCTAGGGCATCCAGTCGGTCATCGTGGGTGATTGCACCTCTATCTCTGGTGATCCTGGACAGTTGATAAATGAGTTGGTATTTGAGTTGAGATTCAAGGGGATACTTTTGGGCTGTATTAAAGTCTTCACGAATAACATCAGGAGATATGACAAGCTTGTGTTGACTCATCACTGGCTCAAGGGTGTCAATAATCCTCTTCTCCTTCTGGATACTATGGCGTACTTCTTCAATAGAGCAGGGGTGTATTTTGTTTAGGAAAGGTTTAAACAACTCACTAAACATACCATCACCAAAGTTACTCTCAACAATGATGTAGTTGACCTTATGGGTCTTTGCTTTCATTGCAAGAACCTTGAGGACATCTTCTCCGTAGCCCCCTTGCATACCTCCTGCATCAGGGACGTATAGGTATCCGTTGAGCATCTTTACGATTGCCCAAGAAGTTTCGTCACGCCCTCGTCCTGAAGGGTCAATGGACATTACTGATCCGGTGAAATCAACCATATCTCCAACTTGCTTGAAAGGTCTATAGAATCTATCTCCGCTAAAGCCTACGTTAGGAACATCTCCAGTCCACGCTAGGTCTGGTGATTGCGCCCACACTACTTTTTCAGGAGCCACCTCATTATCTATGTCCATGACAAGCAAGTCGTTAACCTTTAGGGGATAGCGATCAATATCTGACAGCCTACTATCCAGCATAAACTGCATAGCGAAGCCAGCTTTTCCGTAGCTGACCTCTCGTTCTGCTAGGTCTATTTCACTAAACCTTATAGGTTCTGTGGACTTCTCCTTCTTTTCTTCAGATACGCAAAGTGGGCTAACTCTTCCATAGTACTTCTTTTCGTTATCTATGGGAGCTATATACTTGCAGGGCCATATGCAAGCGGTGTAGTCTCTCTCCATAAGTTTGTTGTAGAGTGAGTCTTCACATTGAGGCGTACCCAGAAAGACAATCTTGGATTCCTTATCAGGTTTTAATATGGACTCGAACTCCTTTACCTGTTCCCCAAGTTTGTCTCTCATGCCTTGCGTAGCTGAGTTGTTTGGAACCTCCACGTCATCGGCCACAATAATGTCAGCCCTACTACCAGTCAGTTGGGAGGTAATGCCTAGCGACTTGACGCTCGGAGCATGACTAGCTGGAGCAGGGCCAACATCAAAACTTATCTTTGAAAATCTTTGTTTGTCCGTGGGGATCAAATGGGCGAGAAGGGGCATCTCATGGATCAGCCTTAAAGTGAACGTAGAGAAATCATCGGCTCTTGTTTTACTCGCTGAACATACCAGGATGTTCTTTGAGGGATCTAATAGTAGTTGGTGGACTACATAGGCTGAACATATCCATGATTTACCTACGCCCCGGAAGCCTTGGATAACAGCCCTTCTAGGGCCATTCTGCATCCATTCAGCAATCTCGTATTGTATGTCAGTGGGGTCGGGGAGATTGAGGTGTTTCCAGACTAGGTAAAGGAAGTTTCTAAAATCCTTTAACTCTTCCATATGTTTTTATAAATTAGTTAGCTTTGCTTACAGGGGGTTCCTCTCCTTCTTCTTCTTCTTCCTCTTTAAACGGAAGAACACTCACAAGGTCTTGTATCTTAGTGTCTTGTTTAAGTCCCTGATGTACTCCGTTGTCTTTAAGATACTGTCGAGCAGCGTTTAGTAAAGAAGGTTCTGCATCACCAAGTTTTATCCTGGTTATGAACTCATCTGTAAGAAGATCCTGTAGATTATACATTCTCTTCATTGCGTCTTTTTCGTTGTCTTCCATATAGTTATTTATCCTTTTTACGTATTTCCTTAATTATCTTTAAGCTCATGTAAACTAGTGTTGCCAGACCTACCATTACTGCAAGAAGCTCGTTTACATCCCCAAGGGTTATGTTTGCGAGTAGACCTAAAACACCTACGGTCGGTGTTGTGAATTGATTGTTCATGTATGTGGGGATTATGCTAGTTGAAAGATTCCTAAAGCTGCACGTTGGGCAATTATTTGTAGAGTTCCTGCTCCAGAATTAGCTTTTACTCGCAGTTTAATAGGTTGGTTTGTTGTTAAGAAATCAACAGCAAAGGTACTTACTGAGGCTTTAGTCATGTTCGTATTAGAACCTCCTGAAGCGTGTGTCTCAGAGATACTTTGGATTGTGCCGTCCAGCGTACTTCCACTTTTATCTAGCTGTATTTCAACGTGCGAAAGGTCATTAGGATCAGTACAAGTCACCTCCACTTGCCCTTGAATACAATAATAACCATTGGCAGGTGGTGTGAAGGTATTGTTTGCAAATGAGTTTGTATTATCTCTTTCTTCATCGTTTAGAACAACATCAGTCAATGTGTTAGCTGATAAAGTTTGAGGTGCGCTGTTAGTTACAAACAGTTTAGCAAAATTAGAGTTTGGTATGCTTACAGTTCCGCTTGCAGTCAGGTTAGTTACATTTGTAGTGCCTCCTAGAGTTAAGTCATTAAGGTTTGTTAGAACTCCTACGGCTCCTGCATCCTCAGACACCTCTTGAGCAACAAACAATCCTTGCTTGTAAGCCGTATCGAGATCACTCTCGGTCAGTCTTGCACCGTCAACAAAATCTACTAGTGCGTTTGAAGTTGTCTGTCGGTATAGTCTAAGTATGCTAACACTT